CAAAATCAACCGAAAATTCTCTAGCACCATTTGGTAATTCACCTGATGATGTTCTATATTCCATTACAATAGTAGAATTGATTTTGGGTCTACGTCCTAAGTTATTATCACCAAATAAAACTTCAAAATATCCTGTTTCAGTTGGTTGTAAAAAGAATACTTTACTTGTTTCATCTAAATCAAGTAGTGATGTTGATAATTTATATGCATCACTTACTTCATTACCATCTTCAAATACAGAAACAGTAAGACTTTCAGTATCAATATTTCTATTTGTTAATTTGAATCTTTGATTTTCAATACCTTGTCTATAAGTATAAGTATCTTGAATATATGTTCCTTCAAAAATATCAGTTTCAAAGGAATATGTAGTATTTGCAGATGATACTGTTATTGTTTCTGGTATAGTAAAGGTATAGGATTCATTTTTCACTAGTGTAGTAAGAGGTGAACCTTTTTGAATGATATATGGAGCAGATTCACCTGTTGCTTCAAATTCAATACGAACTTTTGCCTTTGATGAACGAGCAGAACGTGGTAAATAATTTAGTTCTTTTGCATGGGATAAAATAGAATTACGTAATTGTGCAGAATCTAAAAATGATTCTGATAAAAGCATGTTTAAATAAAATGCATTTTTGTATGAGTTATAAGAAAGCAAATCTAGAAGGATATTAATATTAGATCCTTCAAAATCATAATCTTTAAATTGATTTTGGTCTCTTAGATAGTTCTTAAAACTTCCTTTTAGAGAAGCAAAATCAAGATCTACTAGATTGATTGATGTATTCGCCATTTATTATCTAACTCTCTCGATAGCTAAATCGAATGAAAATGTTTGGTCTGGTATATTTATAATAGAAAAAATAATAGTTATATTTATAGAATTTTCATTGAAACTTTGATCAATAGTGATTCCTTGTTGTTGACCACGAATACGTATATCAATTGGAACACATCTAGGCTCATAATCACGAATTAATTCACCTAACTGTATTTTGACAGCTTCGAAATCATTTTGACTTAACAGATCAAACAACGAATCACGAACTCTTGAACCTTTATCTGCATCATAGAATCTTTCACCTTGTGATGTAAGAACAAGTGATTTAAGTGATTGTTTTACTGAATCTTCATTAGTGACACGGCCAAGAAATCCTGTATAGGGATTCATATCAAAGTTCATGAGAAAATCTGCATAAACTTCAGTTTTCTTTGGTGTTAATGTAAATCTATCTGACCGTGCCATTTCTTTTCCTTATGGGTAACAAAATACAGATGCAGCACCACCTGCTGTTTTTGGATTATCATGTGGAGGAAACAATAAACGATCAGAATCAGCATTATCTGGTCCATGAACAATAACAGGAATTCCATTAATTGTTACAGAAGACCCTGTAGTATTAATAAGTGCCCCACCTCCATCAGTATTTGGATCACCTTTTACTGCCCATAATTTACCATCTACTGTTACTGTACTTTGTCCTGTAACAACAGTTGTTGCTCTACAAATTCTTGAATCACCATGTCTATGTGCTGGTTTCATTATGTAAAAGTCCCTCCTAGATTTCCTGTTCCATCTGGTGCACCTCTATATCCTGGTGAACCATCTCCATTTGGTTGCATTTTAATTGCAGAAGCTTGAACAAAAATTGTTCCATCAGAACCCAAAGACATATCACCTTTTGAACGAATATTCATTGAACCAGCATCTAAATTCATTTGTCCTTCTGCTTGAATTTTTACATTACCATTTACATTGATAATTGCACCACCACCAACAACATTAATAGTCATACCTTTACCTACAGTAGTATCACTACTACCTGCAATTTCTACATGTTGCCCACCAGCAACTTGAATTTTATTATGTCCTTTTACATGAACATCATTATTTTCATCAATTGATACTGTTACACTACCACCAATTGTTTGTTTCATACCACCTGCAGCTGCTTGTGTAAAAGAACCATCTGGTCCAATTTGAAAAACAGCACCACCAGGATGATGAATTTCATATTTTTGTTTTCCTTCTTCACTACCAACAACAATTTTCATACCACCACGATATTGTGTAACTTCATTTAAAGGATATGCAGAATCAGGATGTGAATTATGGTCCTTTTCGGTTCTACCATGATTAACTTCTTCTGGTTTTCTTGCCATTATACAATTTCCTCCACTATATAATTTCCACTAAGATATAATTGTTTCCATGCTTTATATTCATTGGTTTCTTGACCATTTACATCTAACGGTTCCTGTCCTGTTAATAATTTATATAGTCTTCTTAGTTCTTCTTCTAATTCATTCATTTCTTCATCATTAGGTTTATTATCAGCAGCTGTTTTTGAGATTGCACCAATTCCTGCAATTGCTCCTGCTAAATTACCTACTCCACCTACTGAAGTAAATACATTAGAAATACCACCACCACTTACAGATTTTTGTAAGTTTTGAGCCATCTTTAATGCTCCAGGAATTAATTCACCTTTTTGTCCAATAGTCTTTTCAATGAATTTTGGTGTATTTAAAACACTGCCTGCATTTGCAAGAAAATTACCTATTGATTCTGGTGTTTTTGCATCTTTAACAGATTTAAACCCCTTTTTACCAGATGGAAGATTAGCAAATTTAGCAATTTCTTTTAATGGATCTTTACCACGAAACTGGTTCACTACTAAATTAAATTTACCTTCTAAGACTCTTAGTGCATCTGGGATACCTTTTAAATCATAAGGATTTCTACCACCAAAAACCTGTTTCATGATATGGTCTAAACCTTTTGCACCAGTCAATGCATTTACAACAGGAAAAAATGATGAATCTTTTGATGATGGATGTCTACCATCTTTTTCATTAGGTTCTTCTGTTGTGCCTTCACATGATACAACTTCCATATTACCATTATTATCAATATATTTTGCAGTAACAATTGAACCAACTACAAGAGAATGACCAGGAAAACTTCCAACTGTACCTAATCCTGCACTAGAAGCATCTTGTCTTACTTTTACCCATGGCAATTTATCATCAGTAATATTTGGTGTTTTTAATTGTTCTAATGTGCAAACTTTTATGCGACCATCTTGTTTTTTGGGATCTTTTTCACCATAACCAATATCAGTAACTACACATTTTACTTCATCGCCTTTAGTGAATTGATTTTGTCCTGCATTACTTGGATCGTGTCTAGCCATTATCTACCCCTGCCATAAAACGCAATATAAATCTGTTGTAGCATTTACTATCATTGTTTTTCTTTGTGGTCCTTCAGTAAATTTTACTTCATGTATTAATCTTGGTACAAATAAAGTTCTTGAAACAAGTCTAGGATTTTGTGTTCCAATAGGATATGTTACATAAATTCTATCTCCACAAGTTACATTTACACCAGATTGTCCTGGAACTGAAATCCAATATTTTTGACTATATGTTAATGCAGTTAGAAATGCCTCTTGTGATTGATTATATCCACCTGGTCCATTTTTTGTGACAGATGGTGATTGATTCCATCCATCTAAAACATTGAATAAATTTTGACCACCTAATGGACCTTTCATTGCTTCTGCTAACATTGCAGTGCCTCTATCACCAACTGTATTTTTAATCCATGATGTATTTAGAAACTTCTTTAAACCACTTGAACCTAGTCCACCAGATTTGAAACTAAATTTTCTATTTTTCAAATCAATAGATGATGATGTAGATGCCATTCCAGCAACAACACCAGAACTTTCTCCAGGTGGTGTTAATGGTCTCAAATGAATTATATTATTATAACCATACAAAGTATCACCAATATTTGCACCTTGTATTGGTTTGTGTACAAATGAATCTCCTACAGGACCTCTTTCTAAAGACTCTTGTAAAGGTCCCATTACATATCCAGGTTTATTTCTAAAATATATTGGTGCACATGTTTTATATGAAGAATATACTACTCTATCAAGAATATCATGAACTGCTTTTACAGGTTTTTTATTTATGGTTTGATGTGGTGTTCTATCTTGTCCAATTAATCCTGTAGATGGAATTCTAATATCCAATCCCCCATTTGATTGAACATATTGATTATGTATTTTTCTTGCAGCACTTGTACCTGTTTCATTTTTAAAGTTTTGTGTTACTACATTATGTTTATCATTGTAATATTCTTGACCAATTAATTGAATAGTATGTTCCATTCTAGCATCTGCACCACCTGATAATGGTCTTGATTCATATGAATAAATTCTAAATCGTTCTTGATATCGTTTTGTAGTACCACCATCAGAACGTGGACAAGAAAAATCTATGAATACTTCAACTGTAGGTGCAATCATTAATTCACCTGTATTCATGGATGTTTCTATCACTAATTGACCAGTGAAATATGTTTTACAAATATCTTCATAAATTCTGAATTCTTTCACATGAAACATATTTGAATTACCTACAACGTAATTCAATCCTGCTATTTCACATCTTCGTAATTCAGCTTTTGTTGGTTGAATTATACCCATTTATGTTTGATCTGAATCCTCTGCTAAACGTGTTGCAAAATTATCAGCTGCAATAGATGCAACACCATCACCAATTAATTTAATAGTTTTATTGTTTTCATTTTTACCTAATTCATATTCATAATAAGTTATTGCATCATAGAATATTTCTTGATCTAGTGGAATATTTTCAAACATTGTTGTAACTGAATTTGCTTGAGCATTTGCAAAACTTGTTTCACCAACTATATCACGAATAAGTGATGTATTTGCAATTGTATTACCACTTACATTTTTAATTCTCATAGTAGTAGTATTAGCAAAGATTACTTCACCTGTTGCTGCAGTAGCATCTTGACCAGATGTTTTGATATCAATAATTTCTCCAGATATGAATGCATTTGAACTAGAATTTGCAATTGTATATTGTAAAATTCTATTAGTATTAGTTATTTTATCTTGTTGTTTTCTTTTATATGAAACAATTTTCTTTGATATTGGAGACCATACAGGTGCATAGAAATCTTTATGTGTATTTGCAAGTGTATTATTATAAAATGATGGTGTTAATTCATTATCATCATCTGCCCAATTATTTTGGTAATGAATAATTTTCTTTTGTGAATTTTCTATTGAACCATATTTGTACTTAATTAATTGTTCAAATTGGTCATCATTGATATACCAATCATAATATGGATCTATGATTTGATTTGAGTGATAAATCATCCAATCAAGTTCTGAATCTTCATAGTAGTATTCTGACACATGATCAGATCTAAGATGATCTGTAATTTCATATGGATAGAATATGTATGGTGATTCTCTAGGATTTTCTACAATTTTAACACGTCTAGTTAAATTACGACAAGTTGTATTTGCGTAAGTAATAATTGGAAATTTTTCAAAATATTTTTCTGCCATTATTCAACTAGACCCGATTCTTCTTCTGATACTGTGTGTTTGATTTATATTTCATCTGGTGTTCCATCAGGATTAATATCCGTTGTATAGAAATTGAATACATCTAACGGATCTGATTGTGGCAATCCTTCTCCATCAGTCTTATAGTCAGAACGATTTCCAGTATCATCTAACCAATATTCTAATTCTAAAAATTGTAAAGTAATAACCACTGATTCTGGTGGAGCATTAGATGGATTTCCTTGTTGTCTATAAAATCCTGGTGCCTGATTACCACCAGTATAATCGACATTAATTCTTTCAAGTACACATGGTTTGAATTTATATAAAAACTTACTATTTGGTGAAAATGCAATAAGAAAAATATCAGGAAATTCAAATAAAAGACCACCTGCAGCTCTTTTTGGTGTCATTGCTCTTCTTAATAAATATGCAATTTTCTGTATTGCTTTTGCTTCATTAAAATCTTTAGGTGCCATTTTGAATGTTAAATTATGTCTTCTGAATTGAGGGGCAGATAGTGTAACTGATTTAAATGTATTGACAGATAAACCTGAAGCTGCTGATGCTCTTCCTCCTAATGCACCTGTTCCTATTGGTGTTCCATAATTGAAATTTTGATCATACATAACATCAAATTGGTCCTGTAATCCACGAATAGGCAATGGGATTTTTATAATATTTTTTGTCTTTATTCCTTTTGATAAACGTGGATTTTTTAAAAACTCTGTGATATCTGAATATATTTTCTCTGCAATATTAGAAATTGTTTTAAAAAAGTCTGTCAGTCCACCTATTCCACTTATATCAGGAACTGAATTACCAGGGTCCATTTGATAAATTGTAGTATGATATTTAGGAAAATCTCTTTGTGGATATTGTAGTATTGCAATAGATTTGCTATTTTTTTTAGATTCAATTTTAGCAGATGGTTTACTATTCCTAGCACTAAAAGAAGTAGTATCATCCAAATATTGAATAGGATCTGTTCTTGATCTTCCAATGTAACCAGATGGTTCATTTACGTTGCTGACCATTTAATTTCCTTAAAAATTTCTTTATTACTATTTATATAAATAATACCATGAAAACTTATAAAGGATACTTTAAACCTAAAAATCCGAATAAATACATTGGAGACCATGAGAATATTATTTATCGTTCTCGATGGGAATCCAAATTCATGCTATATCTGGATAATCATCCCGATGTTTTAAAATGGTGTTCAGAAGAATTCTTTATACCCTATTTATCACCAAAGGATAATAAAGTACATAGATATTTTCCTGATTTTCTTGTAAAAAAACAAAAAGATGGAGTCATTGAAACACTTGTAATTGAAATAAAACCAAAGGCACAAACAATGCCACCAAAAATGAATGGAAAACAAACTAAACGTATGATAACAGAAGCAATGACATATGCAGTAAATGAAGCTAAATGGAAAGCAGCTAAAGAATTTTGTGCAGATAGAAAATATAAATTTATTATCCTAACAGAACACGAATTAGGTATCAAATTCTAATGGCAAATATTTTCGATAAAATACGTGAACAATTTAAAAAAAATACTACAGACCTAAAGGCAAAAGCTAAAGGGTCAATTAAATCTTTTGCTCAAATGGCAAAAAGTCTTACTGGTAAAAGAGTCGCTGGAAATGAATTCTTTAGAGATAGAGAAAGACTTATTAATAGAATATCACCAATTCATATAGGTAAAATGGTAACATTCTATTATGATCCAAAACTTAAAGCAACATTACCATATTATGATAGATTCCCACTCGTTATACCAATTGAAATTTATGATAATGGATTTCTTGGTCTTAATCTACACTACTTACCACCAAGATTACGATTTATCCTTATGGAAACACTTTATGAAAGAGTATATAAAGTAGAAAACTCAAATGAAATTAATGAAAAACGACGTACACAAATTAGTTATAGTATATTAAAACGTATTTCGAGTACTCGATATTATGCTCCATGTGTTAAGAGATACTTGAACAATCATCTTGTTTCTAGAATATATAAATTACGTAATGAAGATTGGGAAATGGCATTATATTTACCAACAGAACGATTTGAGAAGGCATCAAAACAACAGATTTGGAGAGAATCCAGACAAAAAATGAGGAGATTTTAATTGGCTTTCACCATCGATGGTCCAGGTAGTATTAAAGGCCAAATCAATAAAAGAAATGGTGTATTAAGAACCAATCGTTTTCTTTTCAGAACAACAACACCACCTGTTTTGTTGAATAATTACACTAATGGTTTTTCAAATAGTGTGGAATATTATTGTCAATCAATCAATTTTCCTGGATATCAAATTGCAATGGGTGACGTGAGAAGATGGACATATGGACCTAATGAAAAACGTCCATTTGGTCCTAATTTTCAACAATTACAAATGAATTTTATATCAGATGGTAATAATGATATGTGGAAATTTTTTACAGAATGGATGTCATTTATAATACCACACCAAAGAAATGCAATTAATGGAAGTGGTGGTATGATTCAATCAACTGCAAGTTATCCTGGATTGTCTCCATATGAATTAAGTTATAAAAGTGAGTATGCTGTAGATGTAGAATTACATATTTTTGATGAGAGAGGAATTAGAAGACAAAAAATTATTTGTTACGAAGCTTTTCCATCTAATATTCTTGATGTTCCTTTGAATTGGGGTGATACTAATTCCACTTTAAATTTTACAGTAACATTAGAATATCTAGATTGGGATTATGAATTAAGAGATACCAACCCAAGTTTTACATAATAGGAGAACTATAATATGGCTTTACCAAAAATCCAACATCCTACCTTTGAGGTGACTATTCCATCAACCAAAAAGAAATCAAAATTTCGAGCAATGCTTGTCAAAGAAGAAAAAATTCTTTTAATGGCAAAACAAGCAGAAGATAGAGCAGACCAATTAAATTCTGTTGTACAAGTAATTAATAATTGTGCAATGGATGGTGATTTTAAAGTTGAAGAATTAGCAATGTTTGACCTTGAATATATTTTTCTTAAAATTAGAGCAAACTCTGTTTCCAATATTGCAAAACTTGCATTTCGAGATAATGATGATGAAAAAACATATAATTTTGAAATCGATTTGAATAAAATTGAAGTGCAATTTGATAAAGATGTGAATACTTCAATTGAAATTTCCAATGGTATTATTTTACAAATGAAATATCCTAATGTGTCAATGTATCTTGATAAGAATTTATATTCAATGGATGATGATAAAGTATTTGATTATATGTTACGTGCATGTATGGATAAGATTATTGAGGGTGATAGTATTCATATATGTAAAGATGCAAACAAGGATGAACTAGAAGAATTCATTGATTCCATTCCATCTAAGGCATTTGATGATATTCAAGATTTTTTAAGTAATATGCCATCGATGTATCATAGTGAGAAGTATAAAAATGCAAATGGTGATGAGAGAACAATTGAATTCAGGACACTAGAGGATTTTTTTATGTTGTAATGAGTCATGGTTCGCTGGAAAACTATTATAAATCAGCGTTTACTTTGACTCATATTCATAAGATGTTTAGTTTAACAGAATATGAAAATATGATTCCGTTTGAGAAAGATTTGTATGTAAGTTTATTAACTGAACATATTGAAGTGCAAAAAGAGGAAATGTTGCAGGAACAAGCAAAACAAGAAGCATTATCAAGAAGAAGATTTTAAATGGCTAGAAAACCAACAAATTTTGCTAAAGGTAGAGAAATTGTAAAGGGATATAGGAAACGACAAGCAAGAGAAGAATTTCTTGCTCGTGGTCCAGAAAGATTTACTGATATTCCAAAATATCTTTTTCAAAGTTCTGTTGAAAGAGCAAAAACCCAAGCTGTTACAGGATTACTAGGGCAATCTCTTGGTTATGCGGTATTGAAGTCTAGAAGTGCAAGACCAGGACAACGTTTTAAAGAATTTAAATCTTTATTTGTTGATAGAATATCGGGTAGAATGGGTGTTGTTGGTGATGTTATTAGAGCAAAGTCACGTGGTCGATTTGATGATAATGTAACAAAAGGTAATGCTGATGAAAAATTTGAAGCAATTCGAAATAAGTTTTTAGGTATTAATGATGCAGTAAAGGTTATTGATGAGAATTTCAATAAAGTCAATAATAGAATTGAGAAGTTAGAAAAAAATGCTGTTGAATTAAAGAATTTAAATGGTTTAGTTAAAAGTGTTGAAGATTTAGATAAAAAGTTTGATGCATTAGACAATAAGGTTGATAAACAATTCAGTGATTTTGATACCAAGTTTAGATTAATGATGAGGGAGATGAATCAACAATCTGAGCGTGTAAATGTACGTGGAATGACGCCTAGAGACCAAGTTGTTAGTGGTGGTGGAACAGGTACAGGTTCTGGTAATATTTTAAATCAATTATTGAAAAGTTCTGTGGTACGTGGTGGTGCTGCATCAGCTGCCGCTTTATTTACTGCTAAATCAGCTAAACTTAGGGCGGCAATTAAAGCACTTATTTCAGTTGTTGCCAGGACAGCACCTGGAGCTGCAAGGTTTGGTCCTATAGGTGCTATAGGTACTTTGAGTGTTGGTCTTGGTCCAAATGAAACTGATATTTTAAATGATATTAAGGATCTTGAAAAGGCCATTGGTAAAGATAGTGAATTTGGTGTGTCTGATGCTATAACAAGAATGAAACAGAAAGTTGATTTCTCAACAAGAAACACTGCTGATAAAAATATCACTCAAATTCAAAAAGCATTTGAAAATACTAATTTGCCACTAATGGAAAGAGGAAGACTTGCAATTCAAAATGCAAATCAAAAATTTAAAAAAAGTTCTGATCCCAGTTATCGAAAATCTGCAATTAGTTCATTAATGAGTGATTTAAACAGTTTAAACATTACGGAACGACAAAAACAACAATTACTGAATACAGTTGGTCCTGGAATTAGAAATGAATTGGATCGGATGGCATCCAGGAAAAAGAGAGCAAATAGAAGAATTATTTCTGGTAAAAATTATGGAACTATGGGTGATGACATTGATTATGGTGGTGGGATACCAAGTAGTGTAGGTAATGTACGCAGTGGTCAAATGAATCTTGGTGCAAAAAGATTAACAAAAGCAGCTATCAATGAAGTAGCAGTATTGAAACAAGAAGACCAAACTAAAACTGGGTTTGGTGCAATGGATGAAATTATTAGATTAGCACAGCGTGATTCTAGTAGGGGGCAATTAGATTTTCAGTCACAATTTTTGCGTCAACAAATTGAGCAACAGAAGTCACAATTTTTAAAGTTTGGTCAATTACCACCTGGATTTGAGTTTGTTCAAGGTAATATGGGTAGATTAGGTAGTGCACAAGCTGTTGCTGCTCGTGGTGCTATGCCATTAATGGGTATGCCTAGTGGTGGTAACTTTGGTGGTGGTTTCAGTGGTGGTAACTATGGCGGCAGCAGTTATTCTGGTGGTGGTGGTGGTAGCTATTCTTCACCCAGTAGTGGTGGGCACTCTGGTATACCACCAAATATGCCACCAGGAACGGCATCATCACCTACACCAAACCAAATGAAAATTCCTACCCTATCTACTACAGGTGCTAAGGGACCATACGATGCTTCTAAATTCGACAAAGAAATTCGCGAAACGCCTGGACTTTGGGACCATATAGTTAAGCTTGGTGCAAAGGAGCAGGGTGGTGGTAATGTCGAAGAGATAACACGTTTCTATGAGACTGTTCGCAACCGCGCAATCAATCGCGGCACATCAATTTCGAATATCACCGATTTTAATAAACGACATTTATGGGGAACTAATAGCACTAAATTATATTGGGCACCACTGAGAAAAATGAATGCATCTAAGTGGGACTCTTATAGACCATCACCTAACACGGTCAAAAAACTAGAATCAGCATATCAGAATGCCTATGTGAGCGGAACTAATTTAGCAATGGGCGCAACTCATGCTGAATATCAGGGCACGTTTAAGAAAAACCCACGTGCATTTGACATTGACAGAAAACGAGCTTTCTTCCCAGAAAATTTCCATGCCGATGCTCTGTACATTAAGAAGCATGAAAGACCTTCTGGGAGACTTGCCAAGTTTTTGCGTCCTGGCGCATCGGCACAAATGTTAGGTGGGACAACTATCAAGTCTACACAAATGGCTGCTGCTGTTGCTAAGGAGGCCGCACCAACTCGCCCAACCAGAGGTGGTGGTGGTTCTGCGAGTGGTTCGTCCAGTTCCATGCCTTCATTACCATCCCGCGCGCCGAGTGGTTCGTCTAGTCCCATTCCCCCATTACCATCCCGCGCGCCGAGTGGTGGTAATGAAAAAAGCAGTCGTGGGTTTAGTCCTTTCGGGTCATTGGATATCCCGATGGATAGGGAACATCTCACCTTTTCTGAACAGGAAAAGAAAGATTCATTGCGAATTGGTTCTGAGAGAAAGGCCGCCGATTTAATCGTCAAACATCTCAACTCAGAAACGGGTAATGGTGCACACTTGGCTAGAATTGCTATGGAGGCTTATGGTCTAGAAGAACATGGCAAAGAGCGTGGCTGGTTGAAGGAATTTTTTGAGAAGGGTAATATTACCCACGATCCTAAAGGCGACAAAAATGCATGGTGTGCTACCTTTGTTCAGGCTGTTGTTCAGCAGTCGGGTATCAAATTAGAAAAGGGAGTGAATTGGTCAGCTGCCACCAATTG